GGAAATTCATTACTTAATGAAAATTCAATTTCCTCTGATAACTTATTAGTGATGCACATTTTGTTCAAATAAATTAAACTATATGTCAAAATAAATTCTTCTCCTTCTACAATACTATAACTAGATACATCCTCAATTGGTATTTCAACTCGCATTTCTCCATTTACCCCATTCGTAATTAAATATATATTTTCTTCAGAACAATGAACCACAATATCATTTCCAAAGAGATTTAATTGAGTAAAAATATCGTCTACTTGTTTTGAAGATAACGAAAACTCGGCATCATATTCGGTTTCTGGAATACTTAATTCGTTATAATCATTTTCGGATAGAGATATTTTAAAGAATTTTTTAAATTGTTTGGTTTCTTTATTATTGTCATTTTTTTCTTTTTTTGTCTTTTTTGATGCTTTTTCTTGTTTCCCTTCTTTTTCTTCTTTTTCTTCTTTTTTTCCTTTTTTATCTTTTTTTTCCTTATCTTTTTTCTCTTTTTCTTCTTTTTTCTCTTTTTCTTCTTTTTTCTCTCCTTCAGTAGTAACAAAATCGATATGAAGTGTATCTTCATTATCTGAATCTATTTTAAAAATAAAACTTTGATTGTCTGATTTTGTACTAATAATAGAATGAAAAATATTAGAATCAAAAGAAATAATCTTCTTCTCAGATATAGTATAATTATCAAACCAATTTTTATTTAATTTAACATCGAATAAACAAACATGAGACTTATCCATTCCTTGAATATGTAGCAACTCTTCTTCAAATGTACAAGTAATAATAGATGAACAATTTTTTAATACTTGAAAAATAGATACAAAAACATCTTTCTTCTTTTTATCACTAATTTTGAATTCCATATTAAATATAACAGAACACTTTATATTTAATATCTTTTTTCAACTTCTTCTTTTTAATTCAAATATATTTTTTCATAACAAATAATGAAATATTCGTACCAAAAAATGTATTACAAATAGGAAATGGGTTGTTAAATTTATTACTAAGTAATCCCTTTATCACTAAGTTTATTTGTTATATTAGTCATTAAATAATAATTGTAAATATCTTTAATTTATGTTGAATATGATTATTCATCAATACCTGCAGATAATTCCTGTTTAATAAGATTTTTTAAATTAACACCAATAACAGAAGGTTTCTGTAATTCAGAATCATCATTATTTGTATTATCATCATTTGTATCATTATCATTTGTATCATCATTATTTGTATCAGCATTATTTGTATCATCATTATTTGTATCATGATTATTTGTATCATCAATTATATTATCATTTAAAACAATCTCTGCATTTTTTTCCAATTCTGAAATAGCAAATTCAAAATCACCAAATTTATCATTTGTTTCATTTGCAAATTGATCATATTTCAACATGAATGTTTTCAAAATATCTTTTGTCTCAATAAGCTCTCTTTCGAATCTAAATAACTGCTCTGTATGCTTAGAAGTTAGCAAAGAATGTTTGGATGATTCTTCTACAATTTTTTCTAAATGTGCATTCATCTTACCAACATCTTCGACTAATTTAGTAACTTCTTCGGAACTGCTTGTTGACACAGGTTCTCTCTTTTCAAGTGAATCAAGTCTACTTGCAAAATTGGTAAGAATACTACTATCAGCATTATTAGAATAGTTTGAATTATTTTGATGTTCGTTCATTTCATTCTCATGATCCGTTTCAATAATCCATTGTTCAACACGTCCTAATCTTATAGTAATTAGTCCAATTGCATCAGAAATACTTAACTTTGTAAAAGGTAGCCCATTTGTATTTTGTACAGGTTGTTGTTGTTGAACAGGTTGTTGCTGTGGAGGTTGTTGGTATACAGGAGGAGGGTTTTGAGGTCCTCTAGCAACTCTCGCATTTTGTGGTGGATTTGGCGGTTGTTGTCCAAATGCGGCATAAGACCCAATAGAAGTTACGGGACGATTACCGGAAACTGGAGGGACATTTTCCCCAGCGCGTCTAGCTCTAGCAGCAGCGAGTGATCTTGAACTCATAATAATAATTATACACAATTTGTTTTTAAGTTACTTACGCAGCCACTTTTAAGAAAAGTGGCGCAAAATTTCTACCATCTTTAGAAATGAACCTTTTCCACCTTTAAGAAAGGTGGAGCCAAATCTATTTTATTTTGCTCAACTTTTTTAAAAAGTGGAGGTGGAGCTAAATGTTCTTCAATTTAAATAAAAAAGATTATTTCCACATCCATCTTTTCATAAGTTTGGCTCCACCTTTTCTAAAGGTGGATAGATTTGGCTCCACCTCCACTTTTTAAAAAAGTGGAGCAAAATAAAATAGATTTGGCTCCACCTTTTCTAAAGGTGGAAAAGGTGGAGGTGGATTTAGGCAACCATATTAAATTTTATCTGTGGATGATGTTGATAATTATAAACCTTAAAATCTTCAACTTGATAATCGTTTATATTCTCTCTAATTTGTTTTATAGATAATGTTGGAAAAGGATAAGGTTCTCTTTCAATTTGTAGTTTTGCTCCTTCTATATGTTCTTCATATATATGGCAATTTCCCATAAAATGAACAAATTCATAAGCTTCTAAACCACAATGTTTGGCTAATAAGTGAGTTAAAAATGAATAGGATGCTATATTTATTGGAATTCCAAGTGCGAAATCTGAAGACCTCTGATACATAGCACACGACAATTTGTTGCCATCGTGCACATTGAATTGACACATGATGTGACACGGCGGTAAAGCCATTTCATCGATCTGACAAGGATTCCATGCGGTCATAATAAGTCGCCTACTAGTTCGCTGTGCAGGATCTTTTAACGCATCAATAATTTGCTGTAACTGGTCACAACGATTAGGAGTAACTTCAACATCATTACACTGACAATTAGTAAAAGGTTTACATCTGCATATATCGTAAGGACCATTGAAGTCCCTCCATTGTCTGCCATAGATTGGTCCTAAAATTCCTTCTGGATACTCATTTAATCCACGGCTATCTAGAAATGAACGCGATGCATTACCATCCCAAATATGAACCCCTTGTTCGTTTAAAAAATAATTATCCGTTTGTCCACGAATAAACCATAATAGCTCTTTCAAACATGTTTTCCATGCGGTTTTTTTTGTAGTTAAAATAGGTATTTTTCCATCTTTTAAAGAGAACCGCATAGTACTACCAAAAATGCTTTTTGTTTTACCATTTCGCCCTTCTTCCCAAGTGCCATTGTCAATAATATTTTCAAGAAGATTTAGATATTGATATTCTTCCACATTTTTTTCGTTTTTTATATGAAAAATATTATCAGAAATTTTATCAGAAACATCCAGTTTTTCCATTTTAATATATTTAGAATTATATTAAAATACTTTTATTTATACTCAAATTCTATATTTTAATTTCTAATTATACCCTATAGGAATATGGATAGTTCTGATGATTCAAAATCCGAAATATTAAATACGCTACAATATATTTTATTAGCAATTATTCCAGTGGTTATTTTAACAAAAACCATTGGAAAATATGTACCTGAAGCCGATGATATAAAGGGTTCTGTAGAGATTATTTCCGAAATTTTAATTCAGGTCATTGTTACCTTTTTAGGATTATTATTAATTCACAGGATTATTACATATGTTCCTACTTATAGTAATACTAAATATCCTGATTTCCATATAATCTTTATTGTTTTAGCAATATTGATGATTACAATGAGTTTGCAAACAAAACTAGGAGAGAAGGTAAGCATTATTGTAGAACGTGTTTCTGAATTATGGAATGGTAAGAGTGAAAATCCAAAGGCAAAAAAGAATCAAAAAGGGTCTGGTAATGTGAAAGTTTCTCAGCCTATCTCTGGTCAGCAACAAATGATTATAGGGCAACCCAGTTTTACAGAAGGAACTGCGATAAGCGCATTACCAAATTATGAACAACAATCATCACAAAATGTTGGAACACAACAATTACCAAACTATAACAATATGTACAGACAAGATACAACACCATTAGTTGGAGCGGCTAGCCCAGGTGGCGCAGAAGGATTTAATGATGGGCCAATGGCAGCTAATGCGGTATTAGGTGGAGGTTTTGGTAGTGCGTGGTAATCCAATCCACCTTTAGAAAAGGTGGAACCAAATCTATCCACCTTTGAGAAAGGTTCTGCTGAGCTAAGAGCCAAATCTTTTCCAACTTTCACTACGTAGTAGAAAGGTTCTGCGGAGCTAAGAGCCAAATCTTTTTCATTTTGCTCCACCTTTGAGAAAGGTGGATCCAAGTCCACCTTAAAAATAGTTAGTTTTGGCTCTACTTTTTCTAAAAGTAGAAGGATATAAATACAATTTACTTTATAATTATATTTATATGGACGTAAATAAGCTATTAAAAGCATTAGATGATGACACAAACGAAACACTCATGAATTTTACTACAGATAAAATTAGAGAGATGAATTTGAATATATTAAAAGAACTTCATTTATCAAAGGTTCAAACGCTTGAGCTACTTCAAAAATTAAAAGACTATAAATATGTTGATGAAATGAATGACTTGAAATATGGTGCACATATAAGATGGATACCCTTAGAAGATCCTAAAAATATTCATTTAAAACAAGGCGCCATGTTCTGCGAAATGAAAATAAAAGAAGATGGCGTCTATTGTATATGCAAAAATTATGGTTTTAAATCTAGATATTTTCAATTATCATTCGACAAACAATTAATATTTCAGAAGCTAACAGAGCAAGAACAAGTACTTTTATCAGCTCTAGATCATTTGTCAAAATAATTTATTTATTTCTACGTGTTTTTTTATTACATCTGCAATCAGAAAACAACCCAGGTATAAATTCACCCATTTTAATACGAGCAATATGATCTTTATTAATTTGTTTTTTTATATTAGCTACTTTTCTCCCTTTGTGATACTTGGTAACACTTTTATATCCTTTTCCGTTCTTAATAGAAACTTTACGCACAACTTTGCCCCCATTTTGTAAATTCTTAACTTCGGTATTTTCATAATGATGAACCATTATATATTATTACAAGAAAAGAAAATAATATATATATAAATATAATGAATCCTGAAACGCTTGTACACTTATTTCACATACTTATTGTTGGCAGCCTATTTCTTTATGTAGGTATTAAAAGAGATAATATTCCAAGCTATATGTATCCATTATTACTAGGACTAGGTATTATCATCATATTATATCATATTTACAAGACTTATAATTATATAAAAGCGGATAAACCATATTGGGTAAATCTGATTCATATTCTTTTAGTAGGACCATTACTTATCTATATTGGTTACAATAGAGAGAATACTAAAAGAAAATACTTTGAGCTGCTGCTAATGTTAGGTTTTGCATCAATAGGTTATCATGGTTATTATTTGTTTGTTTAACACTGATCGGTAATCCATTTTTTTGTTACAACCGCCTCTACTGATTCTAATGCACCTTCTACCCAACCCTGATATCTACTAACTGCTTCACCAACAACAAGCATCCCTTTTTCAGGATGTTGCGCTTCTTTTAAAAACTGATCTCTCGTTTTAAATTCAGACTTATTCAAAGGGTCATAATAGTGTGTCCCAATAGGCCAATAAAAATCTTTTATTGCTATTAATTGGAGAGAACCATTTGGAATTCCAAGTGACTGCTCAATAAGTTGACAATATAAATCGCGATTTTCTGGTGTATTTTTCAAATGATTTTTTAATGCAATGGCATTTGCATTATCGCTATAAGCAATCATATAAACTCCTTTTTCCGAATTCATAGGAATAATTTTTTGAAGAGGTCCTGGTACAATAGTATAATTTGGTACATATTTCTGCATGATTTCAGTTGATTTTTTATTAAATTTTCCATATAATCGCAAAAAAGGTTGCCCATGTATTTGTTCATATAGTCCATGATTGCCAGGAACTAATTTTTTGATACCATCAATAGTGGTAGCAACAATAACTTTATTACACAAATAATTTGTACCAGTTTCAGTTATAATTCGAAATGTACAAGGGTTCTCTCTAGTTCGCTGAATTTGAACAATATTTTGATCAAATTTAAAATGTTTAGAACCGATTTTATTATATAAAGTATGAACTAATTCTTTCCAAGGTACAAAAAGTCCAGTCCAACCACCCTTATTATCATCCATGCCATAATTATATAATGTTTCATATAAATCAGCATTTTCATAATCTGTATATCCTGCAGATATTATGAATTGTTTATATAATTTTGGTCCTAAAATTTTAATAAAAAATTGCTTAAATGTAAAACCTTGATATTCTGGATATTTTTTATAAAATATTTTTAATTGGTTAATAGTTTTTTCAACATCAACTGGATGAAATAATTGCGAATAATCCATAATAGAATGAAATTCTGTAAATTTTATATGTAATTCTTTCATTAAGTGAATCAGTAAGGGATTTGTATCTTTTCGACCTATACCAGCACCGGTAACAACTCGTGTTCCATAAAACATTTCATTACTGGTTCTTCCTCCTATCCATTGTTTATGAAATTTTTCTAAAATAAGAAATGATTTATGAGGAGCAAATTTTTTTATCTGGTATGCACTATACAATCCAGACATTCCTGAACCAATAATAATAATATCATAATATGGAACATTTTTTGTCATATTATAATATACAAATATAATTATCAAGATTGTTTTCTTCTCGTAGAATTTTTTGTCATCTTCTTAATTATAATAGTAGGCTTTCCTCTGCACGTAAATTTTCCACGACTATATCCTTTCTTATTAATGACTGATTTAGTACAAATACCGATTGATTTTGCCTCATTGGTAGGATCTATTTTTTTTATACATTTGCATAACTTTGAAGCAAGTATTTTTTCTGCTTCTATTTTTAATAAACGTTTTGATTTAGGTATTGATTTTTTATAATAGTCTAAAATGTGCATATAATCTTTATTATTTAATTCGGACATAGATGTTCTATAGTATTTACAAATATTTTAATTCATTCCACCTTTTGCAAAGGTGGAGCCAAACCTTGCAACTTTGTTATAGATTTTACTCCACTTTTGCAATGCCAGTACCTTTGGTCTAAAGGTGATATTTTGGCCCCACCTTTTCTAAAGGTGATATTTTGGCTCCACCTTTTCTAAAGGTGGATTTTCTAATAGTGAATATATATAAGTAATGAAAATTGTTGTATTTGATTTAGACGAAACCCTTGGCTATTTCACTGAATTTGGTATTTTTTGGGATTGTATATCTAGTTATGTAAAAATAAATAACAAGCAAACATTAACACAAAATGATTTTAACAATTTACTAGATTTATTTCCTGAGTTTTTGCGACCAAATATAATGAATATTTTAAAGTACTTAAAAGGAAAAAAAGAATCCAAATGTTGTCATAAAATGATGATATACACAAACAATAATGGACCTCGTGAATGGGTACAACATATTGTAAAATATTTTGAAGCAAAAATTGGTATTAAATTAATTGATCAAGTAATTGCAGCATTCAAAGTAAATGGAAAGCAAGTTGAAATATTCAGAACAACACACAATAAAACACACGAGGACTTTATTCGATGTACAAAGTTACCCGAAAATGCAGAAATTTGTTTTTTAGATGACACATTCCATCCTGGAATGTCAAATGAACATGTATACTACATAAATATTAAACCATATTATTATGATTTATCATTTGAAGAAATGTTAAAAAGGTATACAGAATCACATATAGGGAAAAAATATGCAAATGTAAAAGATTTTGAAAAAATAATGTTAGATCATTGGAAACTTTACAAATATCAATATATAAATAAGAATGAAAAAGAATATGAAATAGATAAAATTGTAGGTAAACATATTATTAGCCATTTGCAAATATTTTTCAATGATAATCCTAAAAAAAATAAAACAATAAAAAAAAATATATATCAAAAAAATAAAACCTATAAAAATAAAAATTAAATTTAAAAATTAAATTTGAAAATAATTTTTAGCATCTAACAAGTATTTATGTAATGCAGTAGTTGTAAAAATAAATAAACCAGCAGTAAATGCAATTTTGCGGTCTAAATCAGTAAATTCATATTTACTTTTAAATGGATGAAACCTCCACATTAAAAAAAGACAAATATAAATACTTACATAATAGTCTAAATTAGAAAGAAATTTTGGTGTACTTTGAGAAAATCCTAACGCAGAAATAATTATTAAAGTCCAAGATATAAATATAAATATATTAAATAACTTATCTTGGATTTTATATAAAAATTTACTAGTAATCATTCTATTATATACATAGATTTAGATATAAAAATGTATATATATAGTATAATATTATACAATTTTATATATATATCTATATATAAATGAATAATTTACAAGAGTATTTGAATAACTTAGATTGCATAGTATTTTGTTCAGGAAAATGCGGTGGAACATGTTTAACTGAAACTATTAGAAACTCTGTTATGAATTGTATTCATTTGCATGATTTTGATAGTCATGGATTTAGTGAAAATTTTGGTTATATTCCTACTAAAGATAATGTAGTTGATACAATAAATAATTTAAAAAAAAAAATTTATATAATTGATAGTTATCGTTTACCAATTGAAAGAAAAATATCAAGTTTTTTTCAAAATCTATGTATTCATGTTCCTGATTATAAAAGTAAAAGTGTTGAAGAATTAATAAATATATTTAATAATGATTACATTAATTTTATTGAAGAATATCACAGCATTAATGAAATAATGAATGAATATAATATAGAAAATTTTAAAGAATTTAATTTTAAAGAAGGATATAATAGTAAAGAGTATAAAAACATAGTCTTTGTAAAATTATTGTTTAAAAATATTCATAATTGGGATACAATTTTAAGCAAAATATTTGGAAAAACTATAACTATTAATGAAACAAACATAAATAATGATGACTTATATAAAGAATTCAAATTAAAATATAAAGTACCAAAAACGTATATAGATAATATTTTGAAAAACGATGAAGAATTTAAAATATATAATAGTGAAAAAGAACAAGAGTTATATATAGAAGAATTGTTAAAGAAATCATTTTAATTTTTTTTTTCATAAAAAGTTAACGTCCTAGCACTTGGATCTGTAGCATCCGTATATTTTGGCATCCAAAAATACGGCACAATTGTTTGACAATTTGGAAAGAATTCGTCAAAAAGTGTCTTGTAATAATATTTTTCGAGTTCAATACCTTCTGTAAAAGGAGTAATTACATTTTCTAGCTTTTTTGCAATTTTTTCTTGAAGAATAGAATATAAAGAACGACCTTGACTACTGACACCATCACTAAATGCTTCTTTTCTTCTCCAGAGAATTTCATCAGATAATATTTGTTCTTTAGAAAATGCGTGTCGCAACAAGAATTTCTCTATTTTACCAATATTTTTATGATTTCTGAAATAAGCAGGAATAGATAAAACATAATTCACAAAAGTTTTATCCAGAAATGGTGTACGAGGTTCAAGACCATTGGATGATATAGATTTATCTGAACGCAACACATCAAATAAATGAATATCTTTTAATAATCGCCGCGTTTCTCTATCAAACTCTATATCATCGGGACATTTATTCATATACAAATATCCTCCAAGTAACTCATCAGATCCATCACCATTAAAAATTACCTTTGCATCTGAATGTGCGGCAATATATTTTCCTAATAAATAGTTACCAATACTTGCTCTAATCGAAGTCGTATCATAACTTTCAATCTTTTGAATAACCTCTGGAATAGCGTTAAACATATCATCTTCTGTAACTACGACTTCATTATGTTTGCTACCAATATAGTGCGCAACAACGCGAGCATATTTCAAGTCTTCAGAACCTTCTAGACCAATACTATATGTTTCTAGAACTTTGCCAATATGATTATTTTTATAATACTCTGAAACGAGTGCAGCGATTAAACTGCTATCAAGACCTCCAGATAAAAGACACGCAATGGGTCGCTCTGTAGTCAGACATCTTTTTTCTACTGCACTTGTCAAATAATATTTAATATTTTTATAAACATTATCTAATAAAGGTACAAAATTTTGTTCATCATCAATAGAGGAAATGTAAGAAAAAGAAGGAACAAAATACACAATATTTTCTTTAATGGGTGTCCAAATAGAAAAAACTTTATTGGACAAGTTATATACACTATAAGTTCCTGGTTGAAATTGTTCAATAGAATAATTATTTGTATTTTTATTATAAAAATGTTCTAAACATTTAAGCTCAGATGCAAAACCATACATGAAATCTGATGGAACGAATCCGACTGAAATATCAGCCGAATTTTTCAAATAATACAAAGGTCTAACCCCAAATGGATCTCTAGCTACATACACTTTATTATTTGCGTCTTCACTAGTGCGATTATCAAATAAAATAAATGCAAACACGCCATCTAACATAGTCAACGTTTGTTCAATACCATATCTAAGAAAAAGATGAATAATAACTTCACAATCAGAGCCAGTTTCAGGTTCAATATCCATCATTTTATACAATTGTTTATAATTATAAATTTCTCCATTACAAATGAGAACAATGTCATTAATTACAAGGGGTTGATTAGATGCTTCGTTTAGTCCATTAATAGCGAGTCTATGAAATCCTAATGTCAATTTAATATAGGAAGTATCTAATTTAGAAAATTCCGGTCCTCTTCCTTGTCCTTTCATAAATTCTTCAATTACATTTTTAACATTTGTAATACTATAATTTAGAAGAGCAAAAATACCACACATGATAATAATATATAACAATTTCTTTATATATTTTTATAATAACAAATCCACCTTTAGAAAAGGTGGAGCCAAATAGTAATAATGTTTTTAAAAGGTTGAAGCAAATAGTAATAATGTTTTTAAAAAAGCCATCAAAAATAGTAACAAAATGAAACCAAAATTTGTATATTTGGCTCCACCTTTTCTAAAGGTGGATAAAGGTGGATAAAGGTGATTTTTTTTTGTATATGTATATCAATGAACCAACCTTGTACAAATTCCAATGGAGAAGAAAGTGTTGCGAAAATGCATCAAGAAACGAATTCAAGAATTTATGATAGAAATATACCTTCAAAAGTTTTACAGCCTTACATAGACGTAAGACCAGTATTAACAAAATATTCCTATTTCCCAATTGTTGATCCTAGAAAAGAATTGAATGTTGCACCATTACATGTACCCACATATAATGTACATCAAGTGTTTAATCCAGGAAATAGAACCTCTCCTTGGTCTGGTTTTGCATCTAATATAAATAAAGAATCTGAATTAAGAAATCAAATTTATGCTCTGCAAAAATGTAGTCAGGCGGTATATGTTCCATCTAGTAAAAGTGACTTATATAACTATAAATTTAAAACCATTTCACAGCCAAATCCTCACGAACTATTATTTTATGATAATAGTTTTTCTAGTTTTAATCCAAATCCAGATGAAAACATAGTAGGTACCAATCTATTTAATAATAGTACTAGAGTTCAAGTTCGTGATTTAACAAAATCCACATTTCACTAACGTAGTAGAAAGGTGGAGCCAAATCTTTATCCACCTTTGAGAAAGGTGGAGCCAAAGATTTTCTATATTTGTTGCGTATTTGGCTCCACCTTTCTTAAAGGTGGAAAAAAGGTGGATGCGGTTAAATCTGATATTTATTGACTCCACCTTTTTTAAAAGTGGATTTTGTTAATCAAATAACTTTAGATTGTCTTTTAAATAAAGAAATGTATACAGATCACGTTCAAAATAAAAAAATGGCAAAAGTCAATAAGGAAGAACGTAAATTTTATAAAAAACGTATTTTTCAATTATTTAAGGATAGTATAACAGGTTCAGAACCAGAAGATTTACCAATGGATATAAAATATGCATACAATAACTATCTAAATGCATGTATACAATATTTTAAAACAAAAGATAGCAATGATGTTATACAATCTGAATTCAAAGATTTTATTTTTACAGAAGAAAATACATTAATTCAAGATGTATCATTTAACGAAATAAATCAATCAGAAAATAATTTAGAAGCAGATAAAATATTGATTTTTACATTAACAGATCAAGATAAAAAAACTAAAACTAAATTAAAAACTAAAACTAAATCCACATTTGAAAAAGATGTAATAAAGCCTAAAAGCGATTCAACAAATTTAATGTGTAAAAAAATAGATTCCTAAGATAAATAATAAATATAAACTATATGAAGACACAAAAAAGAAAATCAAAAATGAAACATAATAAAACTATAAATAAAAAATATTTTGGCGGTAAAAAAGAAAAAAAAGAAAAAAAAGATCTACATTTATCCAAAGTAAATTGCAGTCCAAAACCAAAAGACGAAATAAACAAATTTTCTTGTTATTCAAATAAGTCGCTTTATAAATTAAGAGACTTATGGAATGCTCGCCATCCAGATGCAAAAATTAAAAGTAATTTACCAAAAATAATTCATCAAGAAATTAGTAAGCATCTTAGTGGTATTTGTAATAAAGAATCATGCTGGTTAAAACAAAAATCACAATTTGGTAAAGTAGATAGTGATGTAGCGGATTCGTTTGCACCAGAATCACCTGCTGAATGGAAAAAAAATCCAAATGAATGGTTATCGAGCGTAGATATTATGAATGTTATGAAACAATATGAAAAAGCATATAAATGTTTTGACTTTATTGGACCTTCACCAATTGATTTTGATACAAAAAAATTATATGGAGAATGTATTTGGGATGAATTATGTAATTTTA